TCCAGTATCCGGATGGTAAGCCGCCGGTATGGGCAAAGTGTACGAAAGGTGTGTATCCGTCTTACTGGGAAGAATGGAAAAAAGTCAGGGAGGTGGTAAAAGTTGCCTGTCCGGAGTGTGGCGGAAAGGGTGAGGTTTCCACCGCCTGTAAGGATTGCCGTGGGCGTGGTGTCGCCATTCATCGTGAAGAGTCGGTAAAACGTGGTATGCCTGTTATCAGAGACTGCCAGCGTTGTGGTGGTCGTGGCTATGAAAGACTACCATCAACGGAGGCATTTAATGCTATATGCGAGGTGACAAACCAGATAACACGCGCGTCATGGGAAAAAACAGTTAAGAAATTTTATGATGCGCTGGTGACCCGGTTTGATATTGAAGAAGCATGGGCTGAGCGGCAGTTAAAAAAGGTAACTAGGTAACAAGGTTGATTTTTCCGGAATCTGTGGTAAATTCGTCATAACGATGGGCGTTTTATGCCTGACGTTAGAAGAGTTTCTACAACCCGCCGCCGAGCGGGTTTTTTATGACTGAAATCGCGTCAGTACAGTAAACGCGCTGGTGGCGGTGAATACCTGTCTTTCAGCTTGCTGGCTTTTTCGACAAGAGTTATTGGTGTGTCACGTTAACCGGAAAAGGAAAAGACATGCTAAAACAGCAGGATATGACAGAAACCGCCAGAGTGGTGTTTAATGAATTAAGCGTTACCGAACCGGCGACAGTCGGGGAGATAGCGCAGAATACTTACCTTTCACGCGAACGCTGCCAGTTAATACTGACCCAGCTGGTTATGGCGGGTCTGGCAGACTATCAGTTCGGTTGTTACAGACGCCTTCCGCAGTGAAGGCTTTTTTATTTGTGGTAAATGGGCGGCTGGTGGGTGTTAGGGGCACCCACCAGCCATCTGCTCATGCGTTGGGTTCACAAGCAAACCTCAGGCCCACTGCTTTGCGCAAAAGCAGAATGAGCCTATCAGAGACAGGCTTAATGATCCATGCTTAATACTGTAAAAATATCCAGTTGTGAGTTAATCAACGCCGACTGCCTGGAATTTATCCGGTCGTTACCCGAAAATTCTGTTGACCTGATAGTCACGGACCCGCCGTACTTTAAAGTGAAGCCTGAGGGCTGGGATAACCAGTGGAAGGGCGACGATGATTACCTGAAGTGGCTGGACCAGTGTCTGGCGCAGTTCTGGCGGGTGCTGAAACCTGCCGGAAGTCTTTACCTGTTCTGTGGTCATCGCCTGGCATCTGATATCGAAATCATGATGCGTGAACGCTTCAGTGTGCTGAACCATATTATCTGGGCGAAGCCGTCCGGACGCTGGAACGGATGCAACAAGGAAAGCCTGCGGGCGTATTTCCCCGCCACAGAGCGCATTCTGTTCGCGGAACATTATCAGGGGCCGTATCGTCCGAAAGATGCCGGGTATGCGGCGAAGGGCAGTGCACTGAAACAGCATGTGATGGCCCCGCTGATTTCTTACTTTCGTGATGCGCGAGCTGCCCTGGGGATAACGGCAAAACAGATTGCAGATGCCACAGGAAAGAAAAACATGGTGTCGCACTGGTTCAGTGCCGGTCAGTGGCAGTTGCCGAATGAAAGCGATTATCTGAAATTACAGGCGCTGTTTGCCCGGGTGGCAGAAGAGAAGCATCGGCGTGGTGAACTGGAAAAGCTCCACCACCAGCTGGTGGATACGTATACCTCACTGAACCGGCAGTATGCGGAGCTGCTGAGTGAATATAAACATCTGCGGCGGTATTTTGGCGTGACGGTGCAGGTGCCGTATACCGATGTGTGGACGCATAAACCGGTGCAGTTCTATCCCGGGAAACATCCGTGCGAAAAACCGGCAGAAATGCTGCAGCAGATAATCAGCGCTAGCAGTCGTCCGGGTGACCTGATTGCAGATTTTTTCATGGGGTTGGGTTCGACAGTGAAAGCGGCACTGGCGCTCGGGCGTCGTGCAATTGGCGTTGAGCTGGAGACTGAACGTTTTGAGCAGACGGTTCGGGAAGTACAGGATTTAGTCAGCCAGAACGGATGATATTGAAGAATTAATTACGCGTCGTTATTATGCGGCTCCCGGCCCTTTAGCTCAGTGGTGAGAGCGAGCGACTCATAATCGCCAGGTCGCTGGTTCAAATCCAGCAAGGGCCACCATCACATACCGCCATTAGCTCATCAGGAAAGAGCGCCAGCCTTCGAAGCTGGCTGCGCGGGGTTCAAGTCCCCGATGGCGGTCCATTATCTGCATCATGCGTTGTTAGCTCAGCCGGACAGAGCAATTGCCTTCTAAGCAATCGGTCACTGGTTCGAATCCAGTACAACGCGCCACACTTATTTTCCCTGGCTCGCTTTTGCGGGCCTTTTTTTTAAATGTCTCACAATTCAGACGGTTGACAGTTGTCTGTTTTGCGGGGAGTTTGTTAAAAGAAACTGGCATGGTGAATCCCCCTGTGCGGAGGGGCAATCAGCGAGTAGGTATATGGGATAATCGCGGATTCAGGTGCTGGTACTGAATTCACCGGGAGGCACCCGGCATCATGCAATGGCACATAGCGCCACTCTCCAGCCCTCTCCGGAGGGGCTTTTCTGTGCCGGATACATCACAGTTTCTGGAACCTTAGGTACTACAGTATCAGTCAGGGTGCTATATTTTCAGATGTGATGAAAGCCTGTCAGCAGGCAGGGCGTATCGGAAATGACCCAGTAGAGAAAACGTTGACTCAGATACCGGTGCTGAGTTACCGGGAAACCGGCATCACATGACCGCTATCCTTCCAGGCCCATCCGCTCCGGTGGGCCTTTTTACTGCAGAAAACAGGTTCCCCGTTAAATGCTATGTTGCTCACAATTCAGTAAGTTGACAGTTGCCTGTCAGACTGGGCATTTGTTAAAAAAATTTCGCATGGTGAATCCCCCTGAGCGGAGGGGCGACTGGTGACGGTATAATCTCTGATTATCAAAACGAGAATGACGCGGGTTTAGTGGCACCGGGCTGAACTCACCGGGAGGCACCCGGCACCATGTGCATGATGATACAGATACGCGGCTTTAGCCCCTCTCCGGAGGGGTTTTCTTGTGGGCAAAAAAAGCCCGCGCTGGGAGACGCGGGCGGCAAGGAATAAACAATAAAACGTGAAGTAATATTTCAGCTGGCGAATAATACCCCATAGTAATCACTCTGCGCAACTGCGCGGTCTTTTTCGAATTGCGGGCTGTCGTCTCTCTTCTGCCATTGTCCTGTAACTTCCGGACTTCAGCCCGCTCCTTATTTTACTCACAATATTATCCCGGCCGGGAGGATTCATGGCATTTAAACACTATGACGTGGTCAGGGCGGCATCGCCGTCAGACCTTGCGAAACGACTGACACAAAAACTGAAGGAGGGCTGGCAGCCGTTTGGTAGTCCGGTGGCCATAACCCCTTATACCCTGATGCAGGCGATTGCAGCAGAAGGTGATGTGGTCGTCAGTGGTGCAACTGAGCCGGAGTGGTACTACGTCATCGTACTGGCCGGGCAATCCAATGCCATGGCTTACGGTGAAGGTCTTCCGCTTCCGGATTCATACGATGCGCCCCATCCGCGCATTAAGCAACTGGCCCGTCGTAACACAGTGACTCCCGGTGGTGAAGTATGCGTATTTAACGACATCATTCCTGCTGACCATTGTCTGCATGATGTTCAGGATATGAGTACGATTAACCATCCCCGGGCTGACCTGAGCAAAGGGCAGTACGGCTGTGTCGGACAGGGCTTACATATTGCCAAAAAACTGCTTCCGTATATCCCTAATAATGCGGGGATCCTGCTGGTACCATGCTGTTGTGGTGGTTCGGCATTCACCCAGGGCACGGAGGGGACATTCAGCGAGTCCACGGGGGCCAGTCAGGATTCGGCTCGCTGGGGAGTGGGTAAGCCGTTATATCAGGATCTGCTTTTCCGCACGAAGGCAGCATTGCAGAAAAACCCGAAAAACGTTTTGCTGGCGATATGCTGGATGCAGGGGGAATTCGATATGACGAATGCCAGTTACGCCCAGCAGCCAGCAGCATTTCTTGCAATGGTACAGCAGTTCCGTGCTGACCTTGCCGGGCTGGCGGCGCAGTGTCACGGTGGAAGTCCGGCATCAGTCCCCTGGATTTGTGGCGACACGACATACGCGTGGAAACAAGAACACGGTACGCAATATGAAGTGGTATATGGTGCATATAAAGGTAAAGAATCCCAGCAGATTTATTTTGTTCCCTTTATGACCGATGGTAGCGGAGTTAATACACCGACAAACAACCCGTCAGAAGATCCTGATATTGCCGGGTCTGGTTATTACGGTTCGGCATCCCGAACGAACAAAAACTGGGTATCATCAAATCGCCCGACGCATTTCAGCTCATGGGCGCGTCGTGGCATTATTCCCGATCGTATGGCAACTGCTATTCTGAACGTAGCCGGTCGCACCTTAGCCTTCATTAGTGGTAAGGCACCGGAAATCAAACCCTCGCCCGGCGGCGACACGCCATCGGGGCCGTCTGAAGATGCATCCATACGCACAATCTCCCTGTTGCCGACAGCCGGAGACGCTGCTGCGCAGGGCTGGAGCATTAAGAATGGCGGAGTTCAGTTGTCAGATGGTGTATTTAAGATCACCAAGCAGAGCAATAAAGCCTGGTCCCTGACGCGCCCGGTGGATGACGCAGTCTCCCTGCTGACACGGGGTGGCAGACTGAGCTGTAAGTTTCGACTGTCAGGCGCACTGACCAACAACCAGTTCGGTCTGGGAATTTATCTGTATACCGATGTAGCGTTACCTGACGTCGTGGCGATGACCGGGACTGGTAACCCGTTCCTGATGTCGTTCTTCACCCAGACCACAGACGGCAAACTGAATCTGATGCATCACAAGAAAGCAGGAAACACAAAGTTGGGCGAGTTCGGGAATTACAGTAACGACTGGCTGACGCTGGAGCTGGTGTTCACCGCCGGCAGTGCCACGGTTACTCCGAAACTGAATGGAGTGGCTGGCCCGGCATTCCAGGTCATAAAAGACAGTCTGACACTGGGGCTGAATGCGCTGACGCTGACGGATATTACCAAAAATGCAGCGTATGGCGTTGAGATAGAAAGTCTGGTGCTGGAGATAAATGCACCGGCATCATCATAAAAAGTGAGCCAGCCAAATGGAAGGTATCGTTAAACTCACCGGTAGTGTCAGTGGGTCGTCTGAGATGCCTGCATGAGTTATCAGAGCCATCAGTACTTAACTGGTGGCTTTTTTTATTGTTGTCAGCTTCCGGATAACGGGAGACGGGGTATGTACCAGATGGAAAAAATCACAACAGGTGTGTCATACACCACGTCAGCGGTGGGAACGGGCTACTGGTTCCTGCAGTTGCTGGACAGGGTTTCCCCGTCTCAGTGGGCGGCAATAGGCGTGCTGGGGAGTCTGCTGTTTGGGCTGCTGACATATCTGACTAACCTGTATTTCAAAATCAGAGAGGACCGTCGTAAGGCTGCACGGGGAGAGTAATTCAATGACTCAAAACTATGAACTGATTGTGAAAGGGATCCGCAATTTTGAGAATAAAGTTACGGTAACTTTAGCGTTACGGGACAAAAAACGCTTTGACGGTGAAATTTTTGACCTGGACATCTCGCTGGACCGTGTTGAAGGTGCCGCGCTGGAGTTTTATGAGGCAGCAGCCAGAAGGAGCATCAGACAGGTCTTCTTGGATGTTGCTGCCGGGTTATGTGAAGGGGACGAGCTGTTGCCAGAAACGCGCCCCTGTTCAGAGGCGCGGTATACCATAAAAATTAACAGTTCTGATAACTCGATTACGGGTTGTTAGCTTTTTGCAGTTGGCTTTCCAGTATCTTTCATTGGTAGCATCCTGATAAATATCCATGAGCGCAAAAATCAAATACGGCCTGTCAGCTGCTGTTCTGGCGCTGATTGCAAAATGGCATCTGAATCGATCGCAGTTTGGCATTCGAATCGATCATGATTTGGCATCCATCT